AAAAATACGAAAAATTATAACCAAAATCATTGCAAGGAGAAAACGCAAATGAGAATGACTGAACTAATACCAAACAGCCCGATTGCTGTACAGAAATCGCGCCGATCTGCAAAAGGTCGAGTATTGACGTCAGGCGACGCAGGAAAAATCCTGCCGTTGAAATACGAATGGTTACACCGTGAAGACGGCGTGCAAAGCGGTAAAATCCGCATGAACGTTGAAATGATGGAAACATCAGAAATGTTAATGAACGGTGTTGGCGTAACTCTTTACGCTCATTTCGTCCCTATGTTAGCGTTTGACCGGTTTAACGGATCAATGGACGAATTAAACCGATCATATAAAAAAGAAAATGGTGCCGCAGGAAGCGTAATACCATTTTTTGAAAATAATAAATATTGGAATGGATCAGCTGTAGGTGATTATAGTGGTTATGGAATATATGGTGATACAAATTCATTAAATGAAATGAATATTTTTTATCAAACAATGGGTATACATTGGCACAGTTCATCTGCAGGAAATACAACTGTAGTTGAAGCATATAACGCAATTGTTAATCATAGACGCAAAGCAAGATCAAAATCGTTACCATTAAGAAACGCATACGATCATACATTGGCTGACGCGTTTTGGATTAATAACGGAATGCAAAATATAGTTCCTGATTATGATCAAAATTTAATTGACGGACAAGTAACACTTGCCGGATTGACATTTCAAGCTCCAATTAAATCAAAATTTGCAAGAAATGATGCAACAGATGCATCAGCAACAAGTAACGGTGCAACTGCAGGCGGATCAGCTTGGGCACCTGCACAAGATGGTGCGGGTATTGTAGATCAAGGAGATTATTATCTTTTTGATGAAATATTTGCAGAATTGCAAACAGGCGGCAACGCAACAATGTCATTAGCTGACATTGAACAAGCAAGACAAACAGCGGCATTTGCAAAATTAAGAGCAAAGTACGATGGAATAGACGACGAACATGTGATTGATTTGCTTATGTCAGGAATTAGAGTTCCTGAAGAAGCATTAAAGCAACCAATTTTATTGGGTCGTCAACGTGCAATGATAGGATTTAACCAACGTTATGCAACAGACGGAGCAAACTTGGATAAGTCAGCAACAAACGGTATGGCAACAATTGACATGTCAATTAGAACACCGGCTATGAATACCGGCGGCGTTATAATGATAACTGCCGAAATAGTGCCAGAACAACTTTGGGAACGTAAGAAAGATTATTTCTTATACACAACAGACCCAGATACGTTGCCAAACTATCTGTCTGATGTATTAGACCCAGAAAAAGTGGCAGTTGTAAAAAATGACCACGCTGACGTAAACCATGCAACACCAGATGGAACATTTGGTTACGCACCATTAAACCATGAATGGCAAAGAGATGCGGTAAACGTAGGTGGTAAATATTACCGCCCTGCAAATGACGCATTTGACGAAGACCGAGCAAAAATTTGGACGGCTGAGACAACAAACCCAACATTAAATGAAGACTTTTATTTATGTAGTGGTTTGCACAAAAAAGTATTTGCCGATCAAGTATCAGACAGTTTTGAAATCACATGTCTCACAGATATGTCGATTGTAGGAAACACAGTATTTGGTGCAGGAATACAAGAAACTGATGCAACATCTGACTACGACACAATCACTTCACAAGTCGATTCCTCGCGCATCGTTAAGTGATAAAATGCGGGGTAGTCCTCCCCTACCCCGCATAAATTTAAAAAGGAAAATGAAATGAACAGAATTAAACACGGCAATATAAGCAAATGGTCACAAGCAAAAGCGGGCGATGTAATTGAATTTGCATCAAGCAAACCGAGACATGTTAAGTTTGAAGTAACTGCAAACAGCAACATTGAAGTTTGGGTAGCAAACGATAATAAAATGTCTGACGCCGTATTGGTGGGAACATCAAACGGAAAAACAGAAATTCAATATACAGCACCCGCAACAACGTATGTGCAAATCAAAGCTGAAAAATCAGCAGCAGTATTTGTAAATATACCAGATATCGATCAATCAGTACAAAATAGCGATGAACCTAGTTTCACGTCTATTGAGCCACGTGTAAACAACAGCACTGAATTTGATCGTATGGTTCAATTTATGAAACACAACGAGCAACAAAGAAACGCACAGCTAGAGGCTGAAAGAGCCGTATTAAGAGCTGAAGTAGCAAAAATCAAAGCAGAAGCTGAAACAGTAGTTGAAGCGCCACAAGAGGCAGAAATAGAAGATGCAGGAGAAACCACCGAGTAAGTGGTATCGCTGGATACGGTTTATTGACCGTATCCAGTTTTGGCACAAAGACGAATTAGTACATAGAACACATGTACAAGCGGCAAGATCATTAGCAGAACCTAATGCATCTGAAAAACTTTGGGTCAAAATTTTGCAAACAGAAAACGACTATGAGGGCGCAGACCCAGAAATAGTTGATTTTTGGAAGGCATTTAGCAAAGCAATGAAGCGACGCAATATACCATTGCGAGCGTTTGAATTTGTGCGAACGCCTGAACGGCAAAACGAATTATACCAAAAAGGACGAAGTAGAGTGCAATATGACGGAAGTCATGTGCGCGGACAAGCTGTGGATATAATTCACGCAACACGCGCATGGCAATTAAGCAAAAAAGAATGGGACTGTATAGGCGCAGTCGGAAAAGAAATTGCACGCAAACGTAATATAAAAGTTGTTTGGGGCGGAGATTGGAAAACAATCTACGACCCTGCACATTGGGAATTGAGAGATTGGAACAAAACCAAAAAAACAACAGTAAGTTGAATAACTTACACAAGGCAAACGGAACGGAAACTCCAAATATTGGAGTTCCGTTTGCCGACCAGATATCCCTACCCTTGTTAAGATATGCATTTAGTGACACCAAACAGAAAGAGCAGCAGTAAATTATGTGTATCGCACCAGTAAAATTAGATGATGGGACGGAAGTTGGGTGTCGCGAATGCTGGCAATGCCA